TGGACAATCATCGTTGTTTTGATAGAACTCAATTTCTTTAAGTGCCTTTTTCTGAGAATCTTCAAGTCTCTTCTCTACATCTAAAGCTTGTTTGAGTCTATCTCCTTGTGGGTCTCTATCTGATATGGACTTCTGTTTATCTTTTACTTCGCCTTGTTTTACACCAATACTTTTCATAACAGAATTTATGTTATTCTGAGTTTCTTGTATTGTATTTTCATACTTCGCAATCTTCTTGTCACGATTCTTTTGTAGTAGACTCATCTGTTCATTAAGACCACTAATTCTTTCTTCTAGTAATTCTGTTTCGTGTTTAGTTTCTCTGACATCTATATTGTGTTGGGTGACTTTCTTCTTAAGTATATCTTGCATGGTAGAGAAGATACTAATGTCTAGTAAGTCTTCTACTAGTCTTCTTCTCTCTACTGACTTCAACTGCATAAAAGGAGTAAAGTTAGCAGAACCCAATACTGCAACTTGAGTAAATGAACGAAAGGACATCTTTAGAATGTTCTTCTCTAAGTGTTCTTGATAATCTCTAACTGTTGCATCTTGATTGAGCATTGTACCATTGACATATAACTCAAACTTATTTGGTTTAGCACCTCTTATAACTTTGTATGATTTTCTACCAACTGTAAATTCTATCTCTACTAATAAGTCTTTCTGATTAATAGAGTTTACTAATAGGTCTTTTTTTAGATTACGAAATCCTTTTCCATATAGAACAAAACATAATGCATCTAATAAGGTAGATTTACCTGCACCATTGTCTCCAACAATCAATGTTGTTTGCGACCTGTCTAGGTCAAAGTTTGTAAATGTGTTTCCAGACGATAACAAATTCTTGTATCGTATCTTAGTAAAATTAATCATAGATAGTTATGTTCTTCAAGTGCTTCATTATACAACGAAGTCATTAATTCGAGAAGTGGTTTTTTCTGACCTTGTATCTCAAGACCGTCTACATACTTCTCTAATATTGTAAGAGTGTCTTCTACACCCTCAATATCATCATCGTCCATTAAGTCCATATGTTTGTGGTCATCTACAACTACAACATGCAAAGGATTAGCAGAATGTAATTTATCGACCATCGAATCGAACCAGTATGGATTGTCTTTGTTTACTACGATAACTTTACAGAATTTACCTGTGTACTTTGAATAATCTTTATTACTGATTGTTTCAAATGTCTCTTTACTATCATCGTAAAATACTTTCTCGAACATCGTCAAAGGATTGTGTATTGGTTCCATCTCTCTAGTTTCAGTATCAAAGATATGGAAGTATTTGTTATCTCCATAATCTGACCATGTGAATTCCATTTGAGAACCTAGATACTTGATGTTCTTAACTTCAGACTTTTGATGAAAGTGACCACTATAAACTTTATCAAATCGTTTTAGATATGTGTGGTCTAGACCATGTTGACATGTCATGCCTGGCATCATCAATGCACCTTCAATTTCAAAGTGACCCATACATGTATCTGCATTTGCACTGAGTAGAAAATCTATACTATCGGCATAGTTCTCATTATTAATCCAAGGAACAAGTGCAAGATTAACTCCGTCAAATTCTTTTACAATGGGATGATGTATGATATTAATCGAATCACTTTCGAATAGTAATAACTCTGGTGCATTTACTTCATTCGTATTCTTATAGTAGACATCATGATTACCCAATATCAAATCCATAGAGATGCCTCTCTCTAACATTGGATTGATGAAGTGGTCTCTATTTGCTTTTAGAGAGGCGAAGTTTACAAACTTTCTTCTGTCGAAGTAATCGCCCAAGTGTAATATGTGTTTGATGTCGTGTTCATCTAAGTATGGGAAGAATACTTCCTCATAGAATCTGCCTTGATATTTGGACATCTCCAACATATCGCCACGAACACCAGCATGTGTGTCGTTAAGAATCGCTATTTTCATTCAGTAAATTTATCCAGACCTTTTTCTTTCTTTGTTTTTTCTCTTTTGGTTTTTCGTGGTTGATACTCAACATGATTCATGTTGTCTTGCATCCACTCTACATTGGTATTGACCATTCCAGTTGTATCGCCGTCTATGGAATCCAGTGTTTCTTGTGTTATGTCTGATATGACTTGTTGCTTAATGTAAACTTGTTTCTTTTCTTTCTGTATCCTTCTTAAGAAAGCGTAGTAGCAAATTTGCGTTATATAAGCAAAAGCATTGTTTGATTTTTCTACATTGAAGTTTTTGATATACTGTATGCAATTTTCTATGCCATCGCATATCATTTCATCTCTGTAGGTGTAGTTTATGAAATTTGGTCTAGTAGATAGTCGAGTAGCAATCTTATAGATACACTCTCCTATGTAGTTTGACATTTGTGGAGGGGTTCTACCCTCTTCTTCGGCGAGTTTTACACTTGCGTTGAACTCGGCGACAGCTGCTGTGAACTCTTTGTTGTTGACATAGTGTTCTTGTTGTTTTGCGTTTTTTGCCATGATGTACTTATTATACTAGGTTAGTTGTTGTAAGGATAGTGGTTTTTTAAGTTAATTAATTTTAAATTAATTTCAAAACCCCCTTGTGGGAATCAGGAATAGTATGTTAAGATAACTATGTCGCCAGGGTCAGGATCCATATAAGAAGTAATCCTGGTATAACAGTAAAGATACTCCCTACCAATATTGCAATTATCAATACATTTAGATAGGTTACAGCAAACTCGTCTTCCTCTTTTCCTAATCCTAGTAAAAGTTTAAGAGTCGTTCTAAAATACGATACTATTGACATAAAACATAACTAACATCATTCCAAATACGACTATCTGTATGACAGCGGGTATGACTACGAAAAGTTTCATAGCATCAAAATCCCCTTTCATAAAGAAATCATCTTCGTGCCACTTCTGAACTTCTTCAGGAGTTGCATCTCTATTTTTATTTAGTGCGAGTGGAAGTTGGTGTTGATAACTCATTGTGGTACTAGTGATACGATTGATATAATAAAGACGAACAGAAGTGTTGCCACCTCTGTTGCGTCCTTAAGTTTTTCTGTGGTTCTCTTTGACATTCTTACACGATGCCTTTCGACATGAATATAATAATCCAAGGTAATAAAACAGGAAGAGTCAATAGTGTCATAAACTCAATTGCTTCTATGATGCTGGGTAGCACTTCTTTCAGGTCTTCGAATCGTCCCACCATGCTCTTCGCAATTCTAATTGCAGTTGACATGGTTTCTCCAGTTTAATAATATTAATAATAATGATAAATGCATATAACTACTCGTTATACGCACTTATTTAGTTAAATTGAAAACCTAATGAATTGTTTTTTCGATATCGAAGTCTTCATCGAAATCTTCAAGTTCTTCTTCAAAGGCAATGTCTTCTCTATATGAAGTCATCATCTCTTGCATCTTTCTTTGTAGGTTATCTCTTACTTTATTCTCTTCTGCTGTTGCAAGTGGCACACTCTGATTTTCAATCATATCGAACCATCTTGCCGATGCATTATCATAATAGGGAATAAATTGTGGGTTCATAGTATTTCTATGAACAACCTCAGTCTTAGGTAATTGTACTCTCTCATCTGAACTCAAGGGTGAGTATGGATAGAAAACTGCATTTGTTTTTGCAATTCCTGGTATGAGAGATAATTGACATATCATGGGTAAAGTTATTTCTAAGTAATCACCACAATCCTTTGTCATACCGACAAGTTCTGTACTGTCTTTGAGTCTTATAACTTCGTATCTACTTGGTGTTAAATCTGTTGGTCTTGTCATTTAAGGTCAAATTGTTTTAGTTCGTAAGAAAAGTTCTCCTCATTGTATATATTTATCCTTTCCTTAAGGTGGTTTAGCGTATGATTTTCACATTGTAAATCATCTGCAATATCAAATAACCTCATCTCAGTCTTACCTTCTGCCTTACGAAGACCACGACCAATAGACTGTAAGTTTCTTATTCTTGATTTTGACGGTGATGCGAATACTACATTATCTATCTTCTTAATGTTTACGCCTGTTGAGAATGTTCCGTATGACGCCAGTATGACATTATCACTTGCCTTTTCTACGACCTCTCTTACATTCTCTCTATCTTCTACATCTGTACCACCGAATACATAATGCAGTTTATCTCCTAATCTATCAAACATTTTTTTATGTAGTAAGACTCCATGTTTCTCTACATACTGAAACAACACTAAAGTATTACCTTTCAGTGAATATACTAGATTACATATAAATTCATTTCTATTTTCATGCGATACTAAGTAGTCCATCTCATCTTGATAGGACATTTTCTTTTGTTTAGTATGACGGAGTATGACACAATCAATATTCAAATTTGCAATTGTGCCTTCTTCCATGAGTTGGTATGACGATACTACTTTCTTTACAGGACCAAATAGTCCTTCTAGTTGTAATCTATGTACTTCTGTTCCGTCTAGTGTACCTGTTAGACCTATTCTGATTGCAGTAGTTTTCATCTTCTCTAAGATGCCTTTGAGTGTTTGTGCCTTGAATAGATGTGCCTCATCTCCGATAACCATATCGAATGATTGCATTACTTCTTTAGGTGCCTTGGCGAAACTCTGCCATGTTGTGACTGTAATTGGTGCATCGAATACTTCTTGACCACTATATATTTTGCATACTCTTTCTTTATATCCATATTCTTCAAAGTCTTTCGCCATTTGTTCTACGAGTGATGTAGTGGGTACAATTATGATTGTTTTCTTATCATAGTATCTTGCCAACATATAGATGATTAGAGACTTGCCAGACGCCGTAGGAGACAAAAGAAGTTGTCTACCATACTGTATTGCAGTTTTAAATGCTTCGAGTTGGTAATCTCTAGGATTAAAAGGTAAGTCAAGGAGGTCAATCCATTCGTTTATCTTATTCGACTCATCTCTTTCTTTTACTCCTATTACATCTTCTATGCCATCGAAGTCGAATCCTCTTTCTCTACAAAACTCGTCAATGTAGGGTAGTAGACCTATGTATATCTTCTGAGTTTTTAGAGAGAAAAGTCTTACTTTACCATCCCACCATTTGTTTTTGTATGACGGCATGAACTTGGCGCCAGGTACAGTAAATGAAAAGAAATCGTATAAGTCTCTTGCTAGACCTTTATCACAATTTACTTTGAGAAAACATTCATCTACTTTAGAAACAGTGACTAGATTAGACATAAGGATTGCCATGAAACCAACTGACTAAAGATATTCTAGTACCTCTGGTAACTGGTGTGACTTGATGATGCACAAAAGAAGGAAATACAATTAGACTTCCTCTTTCTTTACCACTAAAGGGTACTGTTTTAATATAATCGTCTACTGATACACTCTGAAGATTTTCATTATTTCTTAACAAATCAAACATGCCCTTTGGTTCTATCCATTGAAAGTTTCCACCTTCATAATCATCCGGACTAGATAATTGAATTGTAGAACTTAACTTTCTATAACGACCACCATGAGATTGTTCTGAATCTCCTGAATCTGTATGCCATGTATAGAAGTCTCCTTGTACTCGTGCTTCTGGTCTATGCCTATATGTTGTGTATTGATGATGTTCTACATAATCCCATTGATGCAACCAATCTGCATCTACTGATGCCATGTTAATGCCATCTTCAATTTTTTTGGCAAGGTCTTCTGGAAACTCTTCGTGTATTAACCATCTGATATCTGATTGTCTGATACTATCATCAATCGTGCCTTGTTCTTGTACATCTGGCGCATCTAAATCGTCTGTTCTTTGACCTACACCGCCAATGACTTCTTCATATCTATTTGCAAATTGAACTATTCTATCGCACTCATGTTCAGTGAAATAACTAGGATATATCATTGCATAGTTTCTTAGATTCATTATTGACCTGCCATAAATTTACGCCACTCGATTGTATTCTTAATAGTTTGATGTCTCCAAGTGATATTATCCATGCATCTTTTTATAAAGTCTACAGTCACTTCTAAGTAATCAATCTTTGCCTTAAGTTTAACTAAATCTTCATCAGCGTTAAAAAAGTAATTGAAATCGTTCTTCATTATTTTAAGACCATCGAATGGGTCTGTTTGCCAACCAAGTTCTTGTATCTTATCATCGTCAAGTTTTCCATTGAACCACATCCACTTATACTTAAGTAGTTGATTGTAGTCTTGGTTGTATTTCTTTAACAGTAAGATTTTACTTGTTAATAAGTCGGAATACTTTGCGTGTAGTTTGGGAACATGTAAAGATGCTGTATCTAATTCGATATCATCTATCTCACAATCCTTCACCCATTGTTCTTTCAATTGTTCTAAATTCATAATATACCATTATACACCATATGGTGTAAAATTACGAGGTGGTTTTAATTTCGTAATACGAGAATCTAAACGATACAGATACTATTGCCGGTTCGGCATCTGCACCAGATTCTAATTCAATTGACCCCAATGATACAGGAAATGCATCATGGAATCTTATGTACCTGTTGGGTACATTTTTGTTTGTGTTTATCACTAATGTGATATCTGAGTATTGATTTCTATCATTGTCGATAGATGCAAGTATGTTAGTTCTATTCACAGCAGTATCAGTGTATGTGCCATACAATGCTGGGTCATTCAAAGGAACTATAGAGTCTATCCAATTGTATATCTCTGAGAAGTTCTCTAAGTCTTCGTCAACAATGAATGATACTTCTAATGTATCAAATGATGCCTTATCTCCTGGAAAGAAAGCATCTAGACCAACACCTGCTGATTGAACAGTTTCGCCAAATTGAACACCTGGTATGTTTACTGTTCTAACATAATACTCTACAGTAGGAACTTTATCTATGAGTAGTCTAAAGTTATTTCTGTTTAGTATTGACTTGTTTATATCTGTTTTTATACCCATAATACTATTTATGCGAAAAGGGGACCGAAGTCCCCAAAAGTTTACTTCTCGTTTACAAACTCATTCAATTCACTTGCAACAGAAATTATCTCCTGTGCATCGATTGATTTTGTTGGTAAAGGTTTCTTATCATCTGGATGATTATCGTTGTGCGAGTAAACCGCATCAATCTTCCTTTGTAAGTTTTCGATTAGTATGGATTGCGCCATACTTAGTAAATCGGCTCTTATTTCATAACCGCTCTTTCCTTGATTTGCCATATTTTCCTCCGTGTGTGTGTGTTTATGACTGTATCTTTATGATACAATAGTATTTAGTGCGCTAAAAAAAAGGGTCTCGAAAGACCCTTTTTAATTCGATTAAAATCGAAACTACTAAGTTTACAGGATATTTGAAACTGCAATCTTTCTGTAGTATTGGTTTACACCAGCAGTACTTGACAAAGCGTCTGAAGGAGTAGCACCTACGAATGGATTTGCAACCATACCGTATCGTGTTTTGAAACCAATTTTCGGTTGGAATGTGTTCTCGCCAACTGCACGAACCATTTGTAATGGAACATACGGACAATAGAACATACCAGCGTCATAAGGGTTACTTCCTCTATAACCTACTGTCATGTAGTCTGACCCAGCATATGGGTCGATGTATACTTTAACTCTTCCGTTTAGAAGACCAGCAAATGTATTGCCAGTATCGTCAACATTTAAAGAAGTTGAAAGTGCTGGAGCGTAATCTAATACGCCTGCCATTGAAAGAGCAGATGCAACATCACTAGAACATAGAATAAAGTTACCTTTACCTCTTCTTGTTTCTTTTGCAATCTTGTTTGATTCTCTTTCGATTTGGAATAATAAACCTTTGAACTTTTCAACTGACCATCTTCCGTTAGCGTCAACATCTAAGTTGAATGTACCAGCAGATGCAGTGCCTTCAGCACCAGTTTTTGCTTGTACATTTACACTTCTTACTACTTCCCTGTTGATTTCAGCAAGGATTTCAGAAGATAAGATGTTTGCTAACTCAGACTCAGCGTCAAGACCGTGGATAGCTTTTAAGTCTTGTGCAAGTTCTAGAGTGTATTCTGCTTTTAATGCTCTGGATACAGCTGTCACTGTTGATTTCTCAATTGTGAAAGACATTTCAGCGAATTCATTTGTAGTTGCATCGCCTAATGCTTCAGCTTTATCTGTGCCCATACCAGTTGGAGTTGCATTTTTATATGCATTTGAACCGGCAAATGGATCGCCCTCTCTAGCACTGTATAATCCAGACTCACCGTCAACTCTTCCATGGTCGTGTGAAGCATCTTGTACTTCGTTTACGCCCATAGCTTCTGTTGATTGAAGTCTAGTAGCACCTGTAGGGTAATCTTGATATCTTGCTTTCATAGCGAAGATAAGTCCTGTAGGACCAGTCATCGGTTGAACACCGCAAATGTCGTAAGCAACGAGATTTGGCATAGCTCTACGCACTAAACTAATTAGGATTG